ACTGTAAGAGTCCCTTCGTTGATTTGCGTAGTCCCAGTATAGTTACATACGCCCGAAAGCGTTAGTTCACCTATCCCGTTTTTAACCAGTCCAGTTGCACCAGAAATTGCTTGCAAAATTGTGGTTGCCGTATAGCAAAGGAAGTGCAAGAAAGTTGACGAGGTGCTAACGATAGTCCTCACTGCGCTTGCGCCCACTTTTGCTGCTGTGGAATCTGTTAATTTCATCCTACGATAATGTACACTGTGTTAGCGTTAATCCCTGCCCCAAGTGCGTTATAGCCAGCTAACGTGATTTGCACCATGTTAGTCACGGCAGTTGCTCCTGTTGCTCCGCTTATGTTGCTACCAATCTTTTCATCAAGAGCAGTCTGTGTAGCAGTTGAAATTGGTTTATCGGTATCGGAGGTATTATCGACATTGCCAAGTCCAACATCATTTTTATCAATGGTAACTTCTCCAGTTCTTGCATTAACCGAAGTAACTCCAGCAACACTTCCAATAATGTCATCCAATGTTGCGATAGTTCCAGACGTATTAGGTAGAACAAAAGTCTTTGTAGCACCTGCTGCCGTTATTGTGAGGTCGCTATTATTTTGCAGCTCTAAAACCTGACTGTTATCTGGCGAGTAAATTTCATCGTGCGAATGCACGGACATTCCGCCAATTTCTTGGATTGCACCCGTTGATGGATGCTTGGCCCAAAGTTTTTTATCTGCGTGATTTATGCAAATCTCACCAGATGCAAGGTCTGCGTTTGCAGGAACCCGTGCAGCAATTGTGCTTTTTTTAGGGACTATGATCGGGTTAGCCATTATAGAATGGGGTTGCCTCTGAGGGGATGAACCCTCAGAGGACTTTTATTGTTAATTCTTAGTAAACTCCACCATCAATGGTGGTTTCAAGATCCGTAACGCGAGTATCAAGCCCAGAATCAGCGGATTGACGAGCCGAAACTTCATCCGACAAAGCAGAATTATTACTTAGGACATAACCCGCGAAAGCTGAATCGTTTTCTGTATCAACGCTGTTGATAAGAGAAACAATTTCAGCAAAACTATCCTTGTCTGCGTCAGAGGCAGAAAGGATTGCGTCAACGCGACCTTTTTCAGTAGCGATTTTTGCATCCAAAGCCGAATCAGCACTGGTGCGGTTGCTTGTCTCAGTTGCGAGATCGGAAGCAACAATCCCAAGGTTGGTTGTCAGGAGGCTATCAGCAGAAATACGAGCGGATTCTTCTGCGGTAATAGCGTCAGTCAGGGTCGAGTTTGCAGCAGAAACAGCAGCGTCAGCATATGTTTTGGTAGCGAATGTGCCAGAACCACCAACAATGACAGGAACTGAACTGTTGTTACCTACATACAAATTCTGGTTTGCGATGTCGATTGCAAGTTCTCCCGAAGAAAGACTCGATGGAGCGGATGAACCGCGTTTGATGCGAAGGATTGGGTTTGCCATAGTTTTTTATTATTTTTTTGTTTTGTTTTGTTTTGTTTTTTGGTTTTTCTGGTTATTCAGAAAGTTTTAAGGTGCTGGACTATATTCTCCAGCATCAATTTCAGCAACATTTTTAAGTTCACCATTTTGTATTTGAGCAACTTCATTACCATTAGACAGTGTTCCGGTCTCGCTAATTGTGAGCGAAGCACTGGGGCTGAAATCAAGCGTTCCTGTAAATGGGTTAAATGTAAGAGCCATGTTTTATGGGTAGGTTACAGTTACACCAGTCAGATTCGCGTCATTAGTTGTCGGAGGCTGAACAGCGTAAGTGAGGGTTAATGTTGCAACTGGATTCCCGTCTTTCAGATATTGCACTGTGGCAATATTGTTTGTTGCTCCGTAATACGAAATGTCAATCTGATCGTAGGCAGGAATCTCAAACCCCGCAACCTCTTTCAGAGATTCATAGATATTGAAATTCTGTTGATCTGGAGTTAGATTGGTAAAGCAGGGTTGAGAGAGTGCCATAATATTTTATCGTTTACGATAATTAACCAAGTGGTGGGAGAGCAGCAGCAAGAGCTTCGTTAGTAAGAAAGTATTGCTGGTCTTCAGTTTTTTGCACAAAGCAATTTTGAGTAACTGGGGTGAGTTCACCAATGGTTGCAAGTCCAACATAGAATTGGTAGAGTTTATCAGAATCGGTAGCTGCGTCATAGCAACCATAAGAGATTGGATCAATGCCAGCAGCGGCGGCGATTGTTTGAACGAAAGGGTAGGATTTATTGCGGTAAGGAAGAGATGTAAAGCAAGCCATAATAAGAAAATGGTTAGGGTGAGGGAGAATGTAACTCCCCCACCCAGATTAGTGATTAGTAGTAGACACCAACAACGTAGGCGTTCACATAAAGTGCGCCAACACGTCCAGCAGTATCTGCACCAGAAACAACGTCAACACCAGCGTTTGCGTAGGTGAAGGTGGTCGAGTTAACGACAGTAACTTCAGCTTGCACATCATTAAACGTAGTGTCAGTCATGCTTGCAATCGTGATCGTGTCACCCGTGGCAAAACCATGAGCAGCACCAGTAACAATTGTAGCCACACCAGAGGTGCGGGCGCGAGTAGCGGTAGCTTGACCAAGACCAACAGTCGTTTTGCGAAGGCGAAGTTTGCGAGTTCCCGTAATCGCACGGGGATTTGCAACAACAACCATTGGGTTGAAGGTATCTTGGTCATCATTAGATGAAGACACTGTTAAAGAATTGGTGATATTTTCACCATTTGTTCCAGTATCAGCAACAACAGCCGCGCCAACAGAAATTGTTCCACGGGTGTAGGCATTTTCTAACACGATGCTTGTTGGAAAGAACTTGGTGTCTTCGTCGTTAAGAACGAGAAGATCAGCGTCTCCAGCAGCGAGAAGGTTAACGGCAATCGGGCCAAACAGGTTGACACGATCATAAGCGAGTGGTCGAGAATTAGACATATATTTTATTTAAGGTTGTGGGGAGAGGCTTGAATAAGCCCCCCCCCTGTTTAACTTAGGAAGGCACAACGATGTCACCCACACCAGCGCAGCTATAGCAATCCTGATTGTTCTCAGGAACGATGTAGCTCTGAACTGGGCAGCAGGAACCGTAGAGGCTCTTGCTCTTAGGCAGGCGATGCAGGAACGAGTGCATGATGGTTGGGTCTTTGACCTGTGCGGCCAGACGGAACTGGGCTTGATAGAAGCCCGTTTTGCGCCAGCGGTTGCACTCCCAATCTGGGTTCTTCCATTCCCAATCGCCAGCGTAGTTCTGGGTCATTTGTTGGGCTTGGCCGTATCCAGTCGAGGAAGGCATTGTCCACTTAACCATTGCTTTGTTCACCATAGCAACCGAGATGCCGAAGTCGGCATTGCGGTAGGCTTTGTTTGGAATGTAAGCGCATCCGTTTTCAAGAACAGTCTTGATGTAACGAGGAACGCGAACGAGACGCGCCCATGTTGCAGGATCAGCTTCACTGAATGCACCAAGACCAGCGTTGAATGCCGTATCAGCGTTGAAACGAGCGGAGTTGATGTCGTAACCGAAAGCGTAGTCGCCTATGATACGATTGATTCCGAGCTTCAGACGGGTAAGGCGTTCATCAAAATCTGTGTTTGCATCCCAGTAACCATTGTTGCGCTTGGCTTGGAAGTAAAGCGCACGGCCAACTTGAGGATCAGGGATAACGATGTCGAGCAAAGGCTGACCAGTCGCGTCTTGGAGATCAAGGCGGAAAGCGTCATCTTCGTCTTGGAGGTCAACAAGTGCGTCATCAAGCATATCAAGCGAGAGGTAAGCGATCTTGTTGAGGTCAGCGGGAGCCATCTTAACGCGAATCGCGCAAAGATCGTAACCAGCTTCGTTGTTGATGGTATGCTCTGGAACGAACCAAGCGGCATCATCAACGAGTCCACAATAAGTGCCGTCATCAGTAGTGATGCCCATCCACTTGTGGCCGGAACCACCGATGTAGTTAGAACGAAGGAACTCTTCGTGGACGTTCTTGGTGATGCGAGCATTCGACTCCTCGAACTGAAGAATCTCTTCAGCAGGGAAAAGACGATAGAGAAGGCTCTCAACGCAAATCCAGTCAGTAGTCATCTCTTTACGGAGAAGCTCGAAAGTGTAGCTCTCAGTGCCGGGACGCTGAATGACTTCTGGTTTGCTGTCGCAAGAATCAGTCTCGCAATAGGTGTCGGTGATTGCACGGAAAGGTGTGCAAGGATCGTGGAATCCACGGCCAAAGCGGAAAGCTTTTTGCTCAGTGGTGTGATTGAGGGGCCATGCTTGCTCCTCGAAACGTGTGAAGTATGCACTGTTAGTGACAAGCTTCTTAACATAAAGGTCGTTGAAATACTCACGTCCCTCGCGGAAGAAACTGTCAATCTCAGCGCAGCTATTAAAATAGAGTTGATCGCTCATTGATTTATTTGATTTTGGTTTGGTTTAGTTTTGCACCGCTAACTATACCATCGAGGAATAGCAAGCGAATGCTTGGTTTCCTCTGCTGGACTCAACCCAGAGTTTTTATCTGTCCAGAAATCGTTTTTCATGCGAGGTCGAAAACTCGCCAGCCAGAGTGCGGCTGAATCCCTAATTATTATCGTAAACGATAATTTTCGGATTTCTCTTAGCGCGACAATGCAGGTGACTATTTAGTATGTCAATAACTTTTTTTAAAAAAGTTTGGGGGAGGTAGAAATCCATAACTACCTCCCCCAATGACAACCAGATTTCAGAATGGTGGGCTATGCAGTCAAGCGATTTTGCGGCGAGAATCTTGCGATTTTCGCGGCCAGTCCCTCTGTCATACTCATTCTTGGTTTCTGGGAATCCGATGCACTTGGCGTTGACGAGATGCGTGATGAGCCTTTGAGTTGTGCGATATAATCGTCTTTCTCTTTGACCATCTCTTGGTATGCCTTGAGTTGTGCTTGAATTTTCTGGTAGGCGCGGCCTTGGTTAATCAGTCGATTCATGTCTTCAACTGATGCCTGTTCGTTGCTTTGCTGTGTAGCTGCAAGCGCAATAGCCTCGTCTCGGGAAAGGTCATACTTAATTCCCTTCTCCTTCATGTAGTCGGCAACCATATCAGGAATTTCAGTAGCCCGGTCAATTTCTTGCTGAGTATTCTTGTATCCCTCGCGCCATTGGTTCAGATACTTGTTTCTTCCTTCTTGCTCTTTTTGTTTAGCGGTTTGGAGTATATTCTGCTTGGTTTCTTCAAAGTTGACAAGAGCAGCGTGATGTCCTTGAGTTGCTTTGATGAAGCTGTTGACTTGCTCCGCGAATTGATACTGCTTGAATTGCGATAGCGAGTTCGTGATTTCTTCAAACGCTTGGTCACGATCATTTTCTGCCGCTCTACGATCTTCTTCGGATGACGAATTAAAGATGGAGGCGTTTGCATTGACAGCACGGGAGAAGGTTGAAAGAAGCGTTGGATCATTCGATAGCAACTGTCTCGCAGTATCGTAGGTATTCTTGATAGGATCGAGATAAGTTTTTTTAAAATCTGGATTGCTTGTGATGTCATGGAAATCCAACTTGCCCCTGAGTTCTTTGATTTGCTCTGATAGTTGTTGCTCAACTTCCAGCTTCTCTTGGCTGGCTTTGTTGAGTTGATCTTGGTAATGGTTCGCTTCTTTGGTCGATGTTGACTCGGATACCATTCGCTCAAGCTCTTGGATTTTGGTTTCAAACTTGGGGATTTCATCTTTTTTGTATTTCTCAAGTTCTTCTTTGAGCTTACGGTTTTCTTCGATTTGCCGCTCAACAAAGCCTTTTTTCTTACCTGTTCGGTCAGAGGTAATTTCAGCTTCCGTAATTCCGGTAGGTTCTTCTGGTGGTTCTTCTTCATTGTATTTAGGTATGCCAAGATTAGGATCACCCATGTTGGTAGCACTTGGCTTTCCTTCATCAGTTTGTTGTTTGCTGAACTTCTTGAGGAAGTCAGATGTATTACCTTTAATCGCAACTTGAGGTTTAGCCTTAAGTTCTTTGATTACTTCTGCTGTGTCGTTTGGGTCTGCCATAAATTAGATTTCGTCGAGGTCTGGATCAATTGTGCTGTCCGTTGGTTCTTTATACTTTCCAACAGCTTTTGTTTTTTTGAATGCTCCTTGCTCTTCAGTTCCAATAGCTTCAATAGTTTTGATTGCATGGATAAGCGTGGTTACTCCTTCTGGTGGGTTTACATTAAGTAGTAAATACGCTTGGAGTTTGTTCCAATCTTCGTGTGAGCTTATTGCCGCGCATAAGGATTTTACTTTTTCTGTTGTCATGTTTGTGTTGGTGTTTCAACTTCTTCAGTTTCTTCCATCTCTGGCTCTTCCATCTCTGTAGCTTCACCTTGCATTGCTGCTTGTTTGGATTTCTCCTTCTGAATCTCTGCACGGGCCTTAGCTTTCTGAAGTGCGAGTTGGGTGATGCCTTGCTCCTTGCGCTGTTCTGTGCGTTGAGCGTGACTGATAGAAGCCTTGCCAATCGAGATGTCAGCGAGTTTCTTCTTGGTGTCGATATCGATACCAGATTTAGCAGCGAGGTATTGAAGTTTGATATCTTCTTCAGAGTTAGGTTGCCCAGATTTTTGTGCTTCAGCTTCTGCCATCTGAACGTAAACCTGTTGTAGTTCGTCGGCCATTCCTTGAGCTTCGCCCATACCCTGCATGAATTGTTTCAAGAAGTCCTGTTTCGATTGATCCTTGGCAATATATTCAACGTGCGCCATGATGTGACCACCCTTGAATTTAACAGAACGCACTGCAAGCGATAGGTCTGCAAGCTCTGGTTGACCACCTTGAACTGCTTGCATCGTCATTTGCAACTGCATCATCATGTCCTGCAAGTGACCAACAGCGTGTTCGATATGCGGATCAGTTGGCAATACAGGGAAGTTTTGTGGGTTAACAAACGCATCTGTCATTCCAGCATTTTCAAACCCAATCACGCGAGCAGTATCAGTGATCTTAGTTGGTTTGGTATTCCGGTAGCGAGCTACGTTATCTCTTCCAGAAAGTGCGGCGATTGCATCCTTAACGGCATTCTCTTGCCCTTCATTTGCTGGAGTAATTGCTGTAATCTGCAATAGCTTCTCTGCCGTGATTAGTTTGAATGATGGGCTACCTGCCCCACTGATAAGGTTAGAACGGATGCTGGTGATATTCTTCCAAGCAGCAGCTTCTTTAGGAGTTCCGAGTTCTTCAAGAATCTCATAGAACTTCTTAACATACTCGTATCCATCATCGCTGGATTTTGCACTTACAAAGCGTTTGTAGAGTTGTTTAAAGTAAAGAGTTTGGCACTCGTTGAATCGTCTAATTTGAGTTCCAGATAGTTTAGCTGACTCAGCCGCATCCAATTCAGCCTCGCCTTTTGTCCTTTGCTTTCCTCCAGCAGTAGGTGCGTTGATGCGATACTGACCCATTCCCCTATACATATCTCCCATGAAAAACTGCATGAAGCTCATGCTTTCTGCTACTGGAAGTTGGAAGCGATTCTGAATAAACTTTGCGCCATCTGGCATTACGCTGATTGGCAACCATTCCATTTGCTTCAACATCTTGGTTGAGTCTGGCCCCTGACCTTCGATCATCAACATGGAGTTGAGTCGGACAGCATCAACCAATGAGTTCATCGTGAAGTCATATTGGCGGCAGGCTACAAAGGCTGATTCTGCTTGGCTCTTAATGTCTTGGAATAGTCCACTGCCAACCGAGTCGGTAAGCATATACATAATCTCATCCCATGCGTTAAATGCTCCAATCTTTAACATCATAAACCCATGCTGAGTTCTAACATCATCATCACTGATCTTTCCAGCTCCCTTTACATTGGAATTAATATAGTCAGAGATTGGTTGGTAGTCTTGAAGGATAATCGCCTTACTGATCTTGCCGTCGAATTCCCTCCAGTAAACCTCGAAAAGATCAATCTTTTGGTTAACTGAAAGTGACCAGTTAAATCCTGCCTCGCTGATCGTGCGGAAGAAATCCTCACGGGTTTTGCGATGGCTTGTAAATGCACGATGGAAGCGGATAGCATCAATAGCTGCGTCCACATTCCATCCCATTGCTTCTGCCGCAGCACGATTCTCAATCTTCTTGTAAAGCTCGTATGGAGTCAAACGGACACGCCTGACAAACTCCTCAAGGTTGCAAAAGTCGATCCTAATGTCGTCTGGAAAGAGAAGGTCGGAGAGGAAGACGTGTTCTGGCATCCATCCCATAGGGCTATCCCACATTCCAATTCCCTTTCCATACAATAACATTTCCTCAAGGTCTTGTTCTGTGTTGTAGAGGTATCCGGGCCATTCACGCAAGGCTTGGTCAAAGGCAATTCCAATATTCTCTGAGTTAACGAGTCGTTCTTTTTCATTGCCGAATTTACTTTTGATTGTGCAGCAAGCCTGACGCTCTGTGATTACATCGTAGTAACTGGACTTTTGGTTATCAACAATAAATCCAAGTTGTCCGTAGTTAACATCCGATTGCCAAGGAAGTCTTTTCTCTGCAAGCTTACTGTATCCCGTAGGTGGGAACATCTTGTAGGCTTTATAGATACGAATGCGTTTATTCTCACGCCCAATGTTAGCCAACCTCAGATTATTTGCTATATTCCAAGCATGATTTGCATTGGAAATTCGCGTTTCTGGTGGTTTGCCATCCTCATCAAGAGTGGCTAAAGAAAAATTATCATTACCGATTGAGAGCATAGAATTTTATATTTATCGTTTACGATAACGAGTTCAAGGCATTTCTTCGTTTGTTACACGAACTACATCCGCGAGCCTTATGTTCAAGTTTAGTTCCTAAAACTTTATCTGTAGCCGCCGCTACTGTGTGTATGGCTTGAGCAATACGATCACCAAGTCCATCATTATACCAGCAACGATCACTGGGTTGGCGTTGGCAAGTTTGATCTTCTACCATTTGTTCAATGTTACTTGGAATTTCAACTCCATTGGATCGGTAATCTTTTTGGATATTCTGAAGAAGACTATTCCATGTGCTTCCGTAAACTATCGCTGGATACACAACGCCATTGCGCTTTATCTCATATTTCCAATACCACCCTCCGACTGGTGCGAGATTTTTGTTTTTCAGTTTCATCTTGCCTTTCACCCGAAAATATATTTTCTTATTGATATGTCAAGAGTTTTTTCTTCCAACAAAGGTATTCAAAAATATGGGATGAAGTTTTCGGAAAACATGGATGACCTTGGAATTGAGCTTTATTGTTATGCGATATCCCGTGGTGACTATGGAAAAGACTACTGCGTTAAGCATAATATTAACCTAAAAGATTTTAAGTTACTTACCCCAGCAGAGCATTTTATTAATGCCGTGAAACTTCAATGGCCGACTGAAGTTTCTATCTACAACAGAGGATATACTAATACCCAGCTTCTTAGAACACTTGAAGAACTCTGCAATAATACTGATATTTGTTTAGCTGGCGCAGCTTCGATGGGGAAAAGTTTTCCAGTTGCACTTTGGGTTTATCTTGATTGGTGTTCTGCTCCGCACTGCACTTCTTCTTGGGTTGCTACTACTACTCTTGGTGCGTCTGAGGATCGTATCTGGGGTATTATCTCTAAACTCTGGAAGTGCGCTCGCATTCAGTTTGGTAAGTTAATCGACTATCGCCACATGATTGTTTGGGGTGGCGCGTCTAACGATGAAGATAAAGATTATCGTAATGCGATAAAAGCACTTGCATTTCAATCAGGTAACGAAGGTCAGAAAGCTATTGATACTACCCGTGGTCGTAAGAATGATCGAGTTCGATTGGCACTTGATGAGTTGCCCGAAATGGAATTAGGAGCAATCACCGCTCGCGTTAACCTTTCAGCCAACGACGATGTTACATTTATTGGTATTGGAAACCCGTCAGCAGGGGATAACCCACATACCCGTTGGGCTATGCCTAAAGGTAAATCAAACTTCGATTCTGTTAATCCTGATCTAATGGATTGGGAGACTGAAACTGGAATTTGCTTATTTTACAATGGCATGAAGTCTCCTAACTTTGATGCTCGTCCAGATGAACCATCTCCATTCCCGTTCCTTATGGATCGGAAGAAACAGGAAATGATGCTCAAACAATGTTATGGCGACGAAAACGCTATTGACTATGTTCGTAACGCTATCGGATGGTGGCCGAAGTCCGGCTTTATTCAGACTGTAATTACTTCTGATCTGATTCGTAACGCCGATACAAACGAAGAACCTATTTGGGATTCTGAAGGGTTTACTAAGGTAGCAGGCTTTGACACTTCATTTACTATCGGTGGTGACAGATGCGTTCTTACCATTGCTAAACTTGGTTTTGTTCGTGGAACCCGCAATCGTGTCATGTGGCTTGAGAGTCAGAAGGTAATCCAACTCTCTGCCAACGCTGCTGCTGAGTTTGAGATTCAACTTGCTACCGAGGTTGTTTCTTTATGTCGAGAGTCTGGAGTTAAACCTACAAAATTCGGTATGGACGTGTCTGGTGATGGTGGTCGAGTTGGTCAGGCTATCATTCGTGAATGGCTACGCACTGACTCTACAGGCGCAGCAATTGCCCTTATCTCGTCTATGGGTAAACCTACCGATAGAATTGCAGCAGAGGTTGACAGAAGACCATGTAATGATGTTTATGATCGCCTTGTCAGTGAATACTACTACTCAGCCTATCATGCTTTCAAAAGCCGAGTTCTTTTCGGTATTGATGCAAACTCTGATTTGGCAAGGGAACTCTGCCTTCGTCGCTACACTCTTAAAAACAAAAAGATCGCCATTGAGACTAAAGATGATCTTAAAAAAAGAACAGGATACTCGCCCGATTTAAGTGACAGCTTGATCTACGCACTCGAAATGGCGCGGCGTAATGGACTTGTATTTATCGGAAACGATAAACCAGTTCCAACTAACAGATTCTGGGCGCGAGAAGAAAAGTTAGTTGAATACTCTCAAGATGAAGAGTATTCTGTAGATGATTGGGGTGAAGACTAATCCAACATTCCTTCAAGTTCCAAGGTATTAGCTACATCTTCTGGAACTACGATACGGATCATCTTTTCCCCGTCAAGGAAACCAAGGGTTTCTTTCACGCGAATATCAATTTTGCTTACCCAGCATTGGTTAAACCGCTGCCTAAACAAAATTTTAGTTTGGCTTTCACTTACTTCGGTTCCCTCGCAAATGATGCGGGATTCAAACGTATTATTTGTATTCATAAATTATATATCCATTCTCTCTTGCCCATCCTACTTCGTGGTGGCATTTATTGTGGCAAGTGCGACATAAAACCATGAATGAGGACTTGTCACATAGGAACTTGCCCCTTCCTTTCTTATGGTGAAGGTCTGTTGCTTGCCCATTACATATCTCACACTGGTAGTTTTTTTCTTCAAAGTATTCTGCTTTGGCTTTCTCGTAATCGGCATTCTTAGCTTTCCTTGATCCTGATAAATTATTTAACTTGCCACCCGTTTTTTTGAAACCCGTTTTTCTTCGTAGCATCTATAGTAGTCTGTTAGCTGTTGAAGTCCGAGCGTGGCCAATTCCAGTTCTTCGTAGCTTCCCCTGACTGAATCTGGGAAGGGTTTTCCTCGCTGGTGCATGGTGGTTGGACTTCCTGCTGAATAGGGACTGACACGGAGGTAGTATTTACCTTCTTGAATTTCGAGAAAGACGTGCATAAGGAAATGATTTTATCTACCTGTTCTTTTTTAAGAATGCTCTTAGAGTTTACTTCGATTTGGTTAATCAACGATCCAGTAACACCGATCTTGTCTCCAAGTTCTCTTACAGTCAGTTTAAGAGTTCTCCTTGTTTCACGAAGTTGGTTTGCAAAAGTCTTTCGTCCAATAGAACGAACCATGCGTGATTGCTCGTAGGCAGTCGCGCAAGCGTCATAGGCATCTTCTAATGGATGTTTCATTTGAGGGAAAAGTAAACCAAGACTATTGACAAGTCAATACTTTTTTGATATATTTGTTTTTGATGAATAACAAAAATTCAAGTAAAGATTTAGATGCCAAGCTTCAAGAAATATTAGCCAGTGTCAGGAAGACTGTATTAATTTCTAACATGGCTCTCTCTACTGCCAGCCGCACTTCCTTCATGGCAACCTATGAGTCGGAAGATGGTATCTGTGCAATGGCTATTAAACCAAACAACATTGCCATTCTCGCAGCAGTATCCACTGGTGGAGCTACAGTCTATAAAGCTGATTTTGTAGTAACCGATAAAGGCATTGGTGAGCGGCGTTGCATTTTCAAGTGCGAGACAGAACAAGATGCTGATGAGATTTGGGAACTGATGAACGATAAGATGTATGCTTGGTCGCAGGGTGAGATTGAATCTGTAGATGTAGAATTTTAGAAATTATCGTTAACGATAAAAGATATGAAAATAGACAAACCATTAGTTGTTGCGTATGGAGGTGGCACAAATTCAGTAGCCATGTTATGCGGGTTCCTTGATCGCGGCATTAAACCAGACCTTATCGTGTTTGCGGACACAGGAGGCGAACTTCCAAATACCTACGCTCACATTGATTTAATGAGCAAAAAGACCAAAGAATGGTGGGGTCTTGAGATTGAAAAAGTTTACGCTACATACAGAGGGGAATACGAAACACTTGAAGATTCTTGTGTAAGAAAGAAGATGCTCCCATCTCTTGCTTATGGATTCAAGGCTTGCTCAATGAAGCACAAGGTTGAGCCGCAAAACAAGCGAGTCAAACAATGGATGAAAGATAATAATGTATCTGAAATTATTCGGGCCATTGGATATGATGCGGCTGAAGGGCATAGAAAAATAAATAAAACTGAAGGTTCTTTAGGAAAGGGAAAGCGTGAAGACTATTGGTATCCTTTGATTGAATGGATGTGGACTCGCAGTGAATGTATAGATGCAATCAAAGCTCATGGACTTCCACTGCCCGGAAAGTCATCATGCTTTTTCTGTCCTGCTATGAAGAATAGTGAGATTCTTCGACTTAGAAAAGAATATCCAGAATACTTTAAACGGGCGATTGCGATGGAAACAAACATGGTCGTAAAGGGCCGAGTCCGTGGATTGAACTTTGGAGTTCCGTGGAGCGACATTGTTGAAGCTGATGATGAACAACTAAAGTTGTTTGACTGGCTTGACCAACACGATCCACATCATATACCTTGTGGATGCTACGATGGATAATTTTGCAGGCAGTATGACATCCGTGACAAGCCCCTCTTCTCTTCAATGGGTAATGGGCGGCGGCATATTGAAAAGGGAAGCGCGTCCCGTTCCTGCACCATCCATTATCGGAACTCATAACCATTTTCCTAACGTCAGGAAAAAGATGCTTGACATCGAATACAACCTGTAGTAGTTTTCAGTCGTGCGAGAAATCGTGCCTTCGGGGTAGGAGCCGAAGTAGAAGAAAATTAAATTAACAAATAAAATATATGATCCCTTGTGGTGGTTCGCACTCCTATGCGTCTGTTGCCGCTTTTCTTCGCCACTACAAGGGGTCGCCTTTTTAAAATGAAAAAACCAAACATTTACGGATTGCAAAATTATTCCGTAATCCCTGTAGAAATATTAACTGACGCTAATCTGTCTTTAGCAGCAATTGGATTGGCGGCATACATAACTTATGAATATCAGGCATTGAAAATGCACAAAGATGCAGATTTATTTTTTGATAGGATCACTTTGGCTAAAGGATATTTTCAAGGCGCAACTGCATATAATGAACTCGTAACCGCTGGTTATATTCCTGATTTTTTAAAGGAGGGAATCGAACTATGAGCGTCCGAATAATGTCAGAGGTCTTTGAGCGTAGTAAGACTCAAGGTAACGCAAGATTGGTTCTTTTGTCGTTAGCTGATTCCTGCAACGACGATGCCAGTTGTTGGCCGTCCATCCGTAAGATTGCAGAAAAAGCAAACATATGTGAACCTATCACAAAAAAGTATCTGAATGCTTTAATCGAAATCGGAGTCATTACCCGCGATGAGCGCGAGAATCAATTCGGTAGGCAAACATCGAACCTTTACAAGATCAATGTTGAGAAGATCGGTGATGATGAAATACCGAAATCTGTGCTTCAACAAGTTGTATCACCAAGCCGAGTAAAATCAGTTGAGGGGGTAACCCGTGTTAGTGGGGGAGGGGGTAACCCCGTGCAGAGGGTGGAGGGGGTAACCCGTGTTAGTCTCCCTATAATGAACCATCATAAGGAACCGAAAATAGAACCATCAAGGGAAAGTTCGGCAGTGGCCTCACATTCCTCAGTTGAATTGAATCAACCAAATCTATTCCCGACTGAAATTACGGCTAACGCCAAAGAAAGTTTCGCTACCGCTCAACGTAACGACCCCCCCACCGAGGCTAACGCAAAAACAACCGCCGCACGAAAAAAATCCCCCCCCAAGATTAGTTAACGAAAAATTCATCGCTGAACTCCAGACCTTGAATCCTGA